TGAACTTCCAATATTTCTTAAGCCTGAGATCCTTCAAGAGAATATGCATAACTTAAAACTTAGTACAGGATCTGTTATTAAGTCTCGTCCATCAGGTAAGCAGTCGGGTAGATCTCTTGCTGGCTCATTTTTGTTTATTGACGAGGCTGCATTCATTGAACATATTGAAAGTATTTGGGCTGCTGTTTATCCTATTATCTCTACTGGTGGTAGAGCGTTTGTACTTTCTACGGTTAATGGTATAGGTAATTGGTATTATGAGGCTTGGATAAAAGCTTTAGAGGGAGCGAACTCTTTTAACCCAATTCAAATTAATTGGCAAGATCATCCTGAATACAATAGAATTATGGGGTTTGAGGATTTATACGATAATATGGAACAAAGAGATCCTCCAATTAATATTGACAAGTGGGAAGAAACTACGAGATCCAATATGAGCCATAAAAAATGGTTGCAGGAGTATGAGTGTGAGTTTCTAGGAACTGGTGATACTTACATAGAGGGGTCAATACTCGCAGATATGGATAAGAAAAGTTGTCCTCCTGCATATAAAACATTTAATAACAAGATGTATGTGTGGAAAGATCCTATACCCCATAGATCCTATATGATTGGGGTGGATATATCTTTGGGTAGAGATAGGGACTATTCAGCTTTTCATGTTATAGATACCTATAGTGGGGAGCAAGTGGCTGAGTTTTATTCCAAAACCACCCCAATTAATGATTTAGCTGAAATTCTAAATTCGGTGGGTAAAAAGTATAACTTAGCAATTATATTTCTTGAGAGAAATTCTATAGGCCATAACTTAATAGATCATCTATTTGAAAGATTAGCCTATGAAAATTTATATTTTGATGAAAAGAGGAATATAGGAGTTCAGGTTACTACCAAAAATAGGGACACTATGCTGGCTTCTATGGAGGAATGTTTGCGGCTTGGAAGATTTAAAATTAACTCTAAAAGAACTGTGTATGAGTTAAATACCTTTATTGTCTCTTTTACAGGAAAGGCACAGGCTGAGAAATCAAAGCATGATGATTTAGTAACTAGTTTGGCTATATGTGCCTTTGGGATGACTACATATTTAGAGAACATTCCAGTTAATTTTATTGATGAAAATGCACAAACCCCCTCTGAGAAGTTACTAGCCCCTATGAGAGCCAAAAGTGTAAGAAGTTATGGTGGAATGACAAAAGAGGATATTAGATGGCTACTGAAATAAACGAAAATAAAATTAATGAGGATTCTGGTCCAGGATACACTTCTTTTGGTGGTCCTGGTCAGGGAATAACCTATGCTTATCCAAGAGGTAGAATAGGTAGATTTTTTGCTAAATTTTTTGCTACTCCCGCACTAAAGCATCTTAACAATGATGATGGGTCTGGGGGAGATGTTGTCATCAATCCTGAGCGACCAGCTAGAATGACATCCCAATCTACTAGACTTCCATTTTTACCCGAAATAGAAATTAATAGAAAACGGAGATATCAAGAGTATGAAAGAATGGATGATTATCCCGAAATTACTGCCGCTTTTGATATTTATTCCGATGATGCCACTCAAAGAGATACCACTAATAGGAGATGGATTATAGATTCCGAAAGTACTTTGGTGGTGAATGAGGTTACTAAATTATTTAAAAAAATTAACCTAAGAGAGTTTTATTGGGACATAGTTAGAAATACTGTTAAATATGGGGACTGCTTTATCGAATTGGTTGCTGATATAAATAACCCAGATCGAGGTTTGAGAAGGATAAAAATATTAAACCCAAATTACATTATCAGAATAGAAAATGCTTATGGGTACTTGGAAAGATTCTTACAAGAAATTCCTGACAAAATAGCCTGGGACTCTTCTCCTGGTGTTTATATGCAAAATGAGGAGTACATAGAGCTTGATAAGAATCAAATAGTTCACTTTAGAATGCATACTTCTGATCCAAAATTTTATCCTTACGGAAGGTCCATAGCTTCTGGGGCTGTAAGTATATTTAGATCCTTAAAATTAATGGAAGATGCTATGTTAGTTTACAGGCTGGCTAGGGCTCCTGAAAGAAGAATTTTCTATATTGATGTTGGGCAACTTCCTAGTAGTAAAGCAGAAGCTTTTATCGAAGATATTAAACAAAGATATAAAAAAGAGAAGTTTTATGCTAATGGAGTAGTTGATGCCCGTTATAACCCTTTAGCTGCTGATGAGGATTATTTTGTTCCAACAAGAGGTAATGTGGGTACTAAAATTGAAACTCTTCCTGGAGGTCAGAACTTGGGTGAGGTTGATGATGTTAAATATTTTAGAGATAAACTTCTCGCAACACTAAAAATACCTAAAGATTATATTGTTGAATTCGATAAGTCTGCTGAGAGAAAGGCTAATTTAGCTCAATTGGATGTAAAATTTGCTAGAACTATAGTTAGGGTGCAAGAATGTGTAAACGTGGGTCTTGAGTCCATAGCTAAAAGACACTTAAAACTTAAAAATTATCCAGCATCCCTTATAAAGGAACTGCAAATTAATCTTCCTGACCCTTCAGATATATTCACTAAAAGAAAATTAGAGATTGATGAAGCTAAGGCAAGAGTAGTTCAGGCAGTTGTTGGGACAGGTTTATTTCCTACAGAAACTATCTACAAAGAACTTTATGATATGAATGATCAAGAAATTGGTGTCACTAAGAGAAAGTTGAAGGAGGAGCAGAGGGAACAAGCTCAACAGGCTGAGATGGATCAAGCTTCCCAGGCATCCCATGAAGACTCACAGGAGGTTGGTGGTGGTGATGCGGGAAGTCCAGTAGCTGGAAATAAAGAGGTTGGTCCTGCGGGTCAGGCCCCATTACCCCCGAAAACCACATCAGAAGATGTAAATACCATAAAAAGATACCTAAATCAGAAATATTATGGGGATAATGAGAGAATTAGGCTTATAGAGTCTATAGATATATTAGATACAAAAAAAATATAGAGAATTTTTCTATATAATTAATAGTGGAAATTAAGGATGGACAATAAATAGATGTTAAAAATATTTGAATCTAGAAATAAGAAAATTTCAGATATAATTAAATTGGGGGATTACTTGGGCTACTCTTTACGAGAGAATGTTCAAGTATTTTCTATAGATGGGATAAAAAATAAGGTTACTTATCTAACTGAAGGTAAGTATATTGTAGAAGGTACTTACTCAATCAAGAAGGGATCTTATATTTTAGAAAATATTAAAGTCCAAAAATCTGATACATTTAGTGACCAAAAGAAATTTGATTCGGGAATTAAGAATCAAGTTTCTTTATTTTTAGAGGATCTATACCATGATGAGTACCGAGATGCAGAAGATAGCTTTTCGGATATTATAGATATTTTTACTTCTAGAGCCCACTATCAAGATGTTTCTAATAAATTACAAAAAAAGAATTGTCTCTTTAACGAGACTAATAATATTCTAGGATCTGAAGCATACGACAGATTTATAGAAATTATACCAGACCTAGTAACTTTTTTATCTGAAAACAGAGATAGTATTTTAGATCAAATTCCTGAAATTTCTAATTCTTTAAAATTATCAGAATCAGTTTCTAATGCATTTGACATACCTCACTTAACTGTAGAAGAGATTAAAGAACAGGGTAAGTTTGAATTCACAGATACCTCTAGTAAGTCCATATATGAAATGATTTGCAAACAAGAATTGGTTAAGAAGGAGATTCTTGAGGCTAAAGGTTCTTTTGATATCGTGTGGGCTAGTGAGCCCGTTATAGACACTTTAGCAGCTAAAGTGTTTGCTTCTGATGATGAGGTTGAAGATTCTTTAGTGGAAGCTTTAAAAGAACTTCCTTATTTGGCTCTAGTTTCTAAGAAGAAACTATTTGAGACCTTTAGAAGAAATTTAGGAGATTCTTCCACTCTTATCTCCGAAAAAGATTTAAAATCTTATGTTAGTAAATTATTTGAGATGAAGAAGCCAGCTAAGGATCAACTAACAGAATTTTTAAGTCAGAAATACGGAGTAAATCTTCAATACCTAAAAGAGTCTTATTCCTTCAAAAGTTTAATTAATACTCAAGTTGTTCTATTTGAGACAATATCCAGACTAGCTCCTAAAAATAGTGTATTAAGACAAGTACTCTCTGAATTTTCTTCTAGTCTTAAAAATAAGAATGGGGTTCAGAGCATTGATATGAATAATATAATTCAACAAATTTTTCAACATTCTGGTTTTTCTAATGAAAACCTGCCACTAATGGAAATCTTCTCTTTTAAGGATGTGAAGAAAGCTTTTAGTAAGGCTGATGTTTTGGTTGAAAAAGTTGGTACTGTTGAGAAGGAGGACCAAGAAACTACTGATGCCAAAGAAACAGAAGAAGAAACCCCAGAGGAAACAAAAGAAACCGATGATAAAGAAGACGAAGGGGACTCTGGAGAGGTTCAAGAAAAAGAAGTAGGTGACAAGGGATCTGGGCCAATGTCAGACGAAGAGGTAATGAAAGCAATCAAATCTATATCCGATGTAATAAACGGAGAGGGACTTGATGACGAGGAGGACCTGTAATGAGAGAATTTTTTAGACCGTATAATAAAATAATCAGTATATCTGATGTAAATCAGCATATAGTTCTATTGACGGACTCCGCAGGGGCTCCTCTAGCTAGTAATTATGTTAGTGTTGTTGCTCTATCTGGGACTTCAACCACTGGACAATGTTTTCAGGTTGTCCCTAGTGGGGTGGATACACTTTGGGGTGGGGATGCTCTTAGTACTGGGGGAGGTACTGTGTCAGGAAGAGATGCTGGTCCTTCCTCCTATGCAAACGCAGACCAAAGAACTAGTAATGAAACCAGTGGTACTCTAGGTGGGTTTGCGGATACTGCTGCGGGGACAGTTATATTCAGTTTATCTCCACCAGATAGCACTAATGCTTTGATAATGTCTCAAAATCTTGCTGATCTTTGTACTTACGGTATTACTTACGGACAAGTTAATCTAGCTAATACTAGGGCTGATAACCTACAAAACGCAGAAGAAGCTACTTACTCAGTTCCTACTGCCAGCTTTGTATCTTCTGTTGATACTGATTTAAGTACATTAACAATAACCGATACCTCTATAGGAAATCCCTATACCAGGAATTGGGAGTTTAGTGCCGTGCAGTCGGTAGGTACTCTGGTATCTACTGAGAAGACTCTTACACACAGTTACATAGGTAATGCTCAACCTCCGTTTACGGTACAGCTTTCGTCAATAGGATATCATGGGCAAACTACTGCATCTGGTTCTGTAAGCTTCTGATAATGTTTAAAGCTTTTCAAACTATAATATCCCCCTCTAGCAGAGCGGGAGGTTATACTAGACAAAGAGGAAATAAGGTTGCTAGTACTACCTTTTCAGATAGTTCTAATCGTATTATGATAGTAACTTTTAATTCGAGGGGAAGACGGGGTAATGGGTATGTAGCTAATCTTTTAAAGATTACTGCTACCAAATATAGATTTAGGCTTTGGGGTCCTGACGGAACTAGATTAAATACTATTACTAAAGAAGATGCTTCTCCTCCTTCTACAGTTATTGCTCAATTAGTAGA